TGTTGACACAGCTTGAAAAGCTGTGATAAAGTCACTTCCGTTGCCGTGGAAAGCAATGAAGTAAGGCCGCTTAATTCTACTCTCGCCCTTGGTTTTTACCCTTGGGTTTCCACCGAGGGTAGAGCTAAGCGGCTTTTTTTATGCCCCACGCATCCGTACTCCGCACGTTAGCAAGCACCCCAGTCGTGGTGGCGCGGAAGGAAAGCGTAGCCAGTATGTCGAAAGACTAGGGGGCAGTTCCCGAATAATCTGGTCGGCTGGTCGAATCATCAAGCCGAGGGGTTAGGGCAACCTAACATGATGATCCTGTTTAACAGGGGTGAAGCACCTTCCCTCTCTACTCCTTGAATGGGGTAGGGGGGTCTTTGGGTGAAAGGACAGGAAGAGGGGGGAGATGGGGCCAGACCCCAATCCTGCGAGACTCAAACCTCGTGTTAGACTTTACCCAAATAACTGGAGAACCCATGGACAAGCTGGAAGAGTTGCACTACTTCACCACCTCGATTTATTCGATAGTCAAGCCTGAGTTCTTGGAGTCCATTCGAGCTTTATCTCAGATGCACTTGGCGCAATCCAAAGAACACATGAAGTCGGAAAATCCAATGACGGTGATGACTGGCAATTTTTCACTGGAGCCATGGGCGGCAGACTTTGCCCAGTACGTTTCGCAGACCGCATGGAACATCCTGAATGCCCAAGGGTATGACATGGAAAAGCTGGTGACTTACTTCACGGAAATGTGGACACAGGAACACAACTTTAATTCCAGCATTGACACTCATGTGCACGGTGGCGGTTCGCAAATCAGTGCGTTCTATTTCTTGGAAGTGCCCGAGAATTCATGCAAGTTAATCATCCATGATCCACGGCCTGCTAAGGTCATCATTGACCTTCCGGAAAAGGATAACAACAAGGTGAGCCCAGCATCGCGCATGATTGTGTTTACGCCACAGGAAGGCACATTGTTTCTTGCACCTGCATATCTACCCCATCAATTCACGCGCAACTTTAATGCTGAACCTATGCGGTTTGTGCACATGAACTTGTCAGTGACTATGGCACCACCTCAACAAGAACCCGATGTGGAGATCATATGAAATTCAGGATCAGGTTCAACAAGTCCGCTGGTGAGCCCGGCAGAGGCACCATTGACCACAAGTGGCGTGTGTTCGATGAGACTGGCAAAGAATGGCTTTGCAAAAACGTGCGAATCCAAACCGTTGCATGGACAGCAATAGATGACAACGGTGTGGATTGGAACTTCGAAGTCGAAGGCACAATGATCAAAGAGAAATCGACATCGACTATTGTCATAGTCTAATTTTCTGTTAGACTCTTCTTACCACGACATTGTGGGTATAGGAGGTCAAATGAGACTGTTGACAGAAGAAGAAACAGAGATTGCAGTTGCCAAGCACACTCGGCGACGCAAGACGTTTGAAGAAGAAGGGTTGAGTCCTGATGACGCATGGGATTTGGCTGACAGACTTTGGGAACGTGACTTCGATATAGGTGACGATAGACGTGTTTGCTTCGAGTGCAAGAAGTACGACACAAAGAATAAGACATGTCCCAAATATTTGGATCGTTATGACCGACCACAGCGACCACCACGTTTCACCTTGCAACGGTGCCCATGGTTTGAATTGAAGGGGAAGAAATGACACAAGAAGCATTGAAGTTGGCGCTTGAGGCGTTGAATAACAACAGGCAGACGCATTACTACTGCGAAGACACTTGGTATTCATGCCCAAAACATGAGCAAGGATGCGCCAATGATTCTGAGCGAGATGAGTGCAACTGTGGAGCAGATGAAGCCAATATAGAGATTGATGCCGCCACCACTGCACTACGCCAAGCAATTGCAGAGTTGGAAAACCAAGAGCCTATGTCGTGGCATGAGTCTATCCAAAATCAAAAAAAGTTTCTTGCTGAAATGGAAGCGCTACTTATCAAGACATCTACACCACAACGCACAAAGGTAGTGTTCCCCACAATGCTACGCAAGATGTGGTCAGGCGGTGAGGTGCAAGCATGGATTGATGAAAACGTAAACAAGGAGAAGAACTATGGCAACTAATGCAAGAAGCGAAGGCTCGGAATACCCAAGCCGCGAAGATGTCCAACGCATGCAAGACGAGGAAGACCGTGACACACGGGAATGGAACCGCCGTGAAGACAAGATAAAAGATTACTTGCGCAATCACCCGTCAGACTCATATGCCGAAGCTGAGTACAGAACAAGACGGTAACCACAGGAGAAGAACACATGAGAGTTCTTGGAATTGACCCCGGTCTATCTGGCGCATATGTTTTGCTAGAAGACGGCAACCCAATTGAGTGGGAGCGCATGCCCACCTATATGGTGGGAAAGAATAACAGGGTAAACACCGCCGCACTGGCATCCCTCATTCGGTTTCTCAACATTGACAAGGCAGTGATTGAGCAGGTGGGTGCCATGCCCGGTCAGGGTGTCACCAGCATGTTCACCTTTGGACACGCCGTGGGAAGCGTCATGGGCGTGCTGGGAGCCCTTGAAATACCTGTGAGCAGTGTTACCCCTCAGGTATGGAAGAAAGCCGCTGGAGTCAACGGCAAAGACAAAGACGAAGCAAGATCAAAGGCGTTGCAGTTGTGGCCTCAATGGCGTGAACTGGACAAAAAAGGTGCAGGTCAAGCATTTGCAGATGCCGCATTGATAGGGAGATATGGACAATGAGCGAATTCAACAAACCAACAAACCCACCAGCATTTCCATTACACAACCACGGGGTGCAAACTCTTGGTTTGCACGTTACAGGCATGACATTGCGTGACTACATGGCGGCAAAGTCGTTACCACATTTGATGTCTTCTTACGAGGACATGGATGGAATAGCAGGAGCTGCTTACAAAATGGCAGACGCAATGATGAAAGCGAGGGAAGCATGAGCAAAAGAAACCAAATGTTGTTGTGGATAGTCGGTCTGCCGTTTGTTGCTTCAACAGCGATGGAGTTCATGCCTTTTTGGTTGGCGTGGCCTATTACGTTTCTGAGTGCAGTGCAGTGGTTTGGTGCTTGCGCCATACTTGTTGAACTATAGGAAGAAAAAGAATGACTGAGAAAAAAGAAATGAGCCAATTGGCCCGGCAACTGCTTGGGGGACAAGGCGCTGTGAAATTTTTTACTCAACAGGAGTTCGACGAGGCGCTGGCGTTGGCAAAAGCAGAAATCATGACCGTGGCTATTGAGACTACCAAGCGAGCCATCATGATCGAGCGAGAGGAGTGCGCCAAGCTCGCCGACGAGTGCGTCAACATTGAAGAACTTGGCGACGCAATCCGCAACCGCATACCAACACAGAGGCAATGATGAATCAAAAAGACATTAACGATGCAGTGGACTACCTGTACACCCATGGTGCCAAGTACGCTGAGGCCAAGGCACAACGTGTCTACCTCGAAGAGTTTCGCAAAAGCCAGAAGGCCATGCTGATGATCACCGCCAAAGCAAGTGGCAGAGCCAAGTCAGAGGCGGCGGCAGAAACAGAGGCATATGCAGATCCGGTTTATCTTGAGGTGCTCAAGGGGCTACAAGCGGCTGTAGAGCAGGAAGAAGCGCTTCGGTGGGGGTTGGTATCGGCGCAGGCAAGAATCGACGTGTGGCGCTCGCAGGAGGCCAGCAACAGGGCATTTGACAAGGCAGTGACGTGAACGGTAGCTACAACAAGGACGAGCGTGCATGGGTGGGGTTGGTCAAAGAGCAACCTTGCTCTGTATGCGGGGTGCCCGGCCCCTCTGACGCACACCACATTAAGCAGGGCAAGCACTACACCTGCGTGGCGCTTTGCAAGTCCTGCCACCAAGGCTCAAACATGGGTTGGCATGGGAACAAACGAGCATGGGCAATTGCCAAAATGGACGAGCTTGATGCCCTAAATGAAACTCTGAGAAACATAAGTATTAGTAATCTGATTAGTAAGTAATCCAAACAGCATTAGGGTTTTTAGTTGAAAAAAATGTTGAATTTCGCTCACAGACTCTAACTTGGTGTTATAGTTCTTTCACTGCAACGACGCAGGTTTAAACGGAGATTCCAAATGATCACAGAAACACAAGCCACTATCCAAGCACTCGCAACTATCGAGTCTTTCACCAACGACATCGACGCACTCTTCGTGCTCGACCAGCAAGCCAAAGCTCTGGCAAAACAAGTTGAGGCAATGAAGCATGCCATCGCCAACAAATATGGCGAATGTGCAAAAGATGCCAACGGCGACGACATTCCACACAAGGGCGAATTGCACTCTGTCACGGTCAAGCTGGTCGCAGTCTCTGGCACCGTGGACTACGCCAAGCTGTGCGTGTCCTACGGCATCCAGAAGGACGTGTTGGACACCTTCCGCAAAGAAGGCCGCGCCGACATCCGTGTGACACCAGTCAAGTAATCAACTTGGGGGCTTCGGCCCCCACTAAGGATACAAAATGAAATACGTTGTTATAGCAAGTTACCGCAAGCCAACTGCACCAATGAGTCGTCAAGATGCTGTGCATTTAGTTAAACAGCTTCGCTCACAAGACATCAACTGCCACATCCAAGAGGTTTGCATCAAGTCCGATGAGGCGTGGCAACACGATGCGCCATACAACTCCCAGTTTCTGGGCGCACAACCAGCCCGTGCTGACCAAGACTATTAACAGGAGCACACAATGAAACGCATCTACCGCAATGCCTACAACGCACTCAAGAAGCTGGGTGTACCTGTATACGTCCGTGACGACATGGACGGTCGATTCCAGATCAGCGCAGAGGAACCCGACTCATTCAAGTGGGCGGATTACTACGAGAGCTATCACCCAGACTGGATCTTTGGTGTCAATCCTGTGATTGACGAAGTGCTCAAGCGGTATGGCTTGTTCTGCGAATGGATCAACCCCGGTGAGCTTGGCGTATATCAACTTTAAGGAAACAATCATGAAAATCAAAACCACTCTCTACGTTTATCACACTCAGTATGCGTGGATGGAAAAGCCTGAGTACCAAGTCTTTTCATTTGAGGCACCCAAGGATCCAGCCAGAATCCTCATGTGCACCCAAGAGACCGAGATTGAAGTGCCTGACGACTTCGATCCCCGCGAACAGCAAATCGAAGCTCTGCTGGAGCAAAAGCAGGATCTCATGGCTGAGTACCAGCAATCAATAACCAAGATTGACCGAGCCATCAGTAAACTGCAAGCCATCAGCTACTCGGAGGAATAAACCATGTTTGACATCGAGCACTACAAAAAACCCACAGATTGGGCTCAAATCGCCATGTATGCGGTGTCCATCCTCGCCATTGTTGTGGTGGTGCTGGACGTTCTTTACTGGAGAGCATGAGCCGTGGCTGACCTGTTGGAAACCATATTCACCCTATTTCTGGTGTTTGTATTTCTGGTAGGTTCAGTCATCGGTGTAACTGTAATTTTCATTCAATGCATTTATTACATGCAAGATGAGGACAACAAATGAACAAAAAAGAACTTGAAGCCAAGCTGGCGGAGATGGTTGCCGTGCAAGAACGGTTAAATCCGGTTGTTGCGCGACTATTGGAGCGCATGATGGACAAACACGGCGTGGAAGGCACTTTGAGCGTAGCAAGTTATGTTGCTACTAATCTTTTGGCATTCAGCCTGCTGGTGATTGAAGACGAGGGCGGCGACTCTGATGCCTTTATGCAGATTGTTTTGAGGGAGCTTGCACATAAGCATGCTGACGGACGTGCTAGTGCAAATGCATATCGTGCAATTCAAAAGGCCAGCGTGACCAGTGGGTTTACCTGCCGACCACGACATTAGGGTAAGCACCTAGAAAACAAAGACTCTAACTTCGTGTTAGAATTCTTTCACGGTCAACGAGATCGGTTTAAATCAGGAGAGCAAAATGGCGAGAAACTTTTCCCCAGTTATCGAAAACCCAGTGGCATATCACAATGCTGTCAAGCGCAACATTATTGCTAATGCCAATAAGACATGGCGTGCTAACACTGAACGTGCAGGCGAAATTGAATTTGCTTTAGGCGCTGGTGTTGTAACTAATGATCATGGCGATTTTGCAGGTTACAGCGACGACTTTATGGGCAAGATGGCTGAATCGTTTTACACATGGGGCAAGCTATCTCCCAAGCAGTGTGAGGCAATTCTTAAGGGTATTGATGCTCGTGCCGCACGCCGCGCAGAGTGGGCTGACAAGAAGGCCGCTATAGACGCTACACGCGAGCACATCGGCACCGTGGGCGACAAGGCCACCATCACCCTTAAGGTTGTCCATGTCGTAGTGTTGGACGGCACCTACGGCACCACCTACATCAACATCTGCGAAGATGCAGACAACAACACCATCATCTACAAGGGAAATGCTAAGGGCTTTCCTGAGAAGGGCGAAACCGCCACGATGATCGCCACCATCAAAGAACATGGCGTGCGCGAAGGCGTAAAGCAAACAATCATTCAGCGACCTAAAATTATTGCCATGGAAGAAACAGCATGACACGCAAACCAGCGGCACCAAAGGCCGCACCCAAACCCGCCGAAGAGAAGCAATACCGCATGCCTGCCGAAGTCCACGACTGGATAGAGCAGGCCAACAGCTTGATTAAGTACCAGAAGACGGAGATCACCGACCTCAAGACAGAGGTCAAAGAACTCAAGGCATATAAGGCATGGGCATCCAAACGATTAACAGAGTCAGACAGAGACTGACATGAAGCTCTCAGCGCAAAACAAGTTTGAATTGGCACTACACGGCGTACCGCTGTGCGCTGTCTGCAACAAACCTGTTGAGCGCATGGACACCACCTACGACATCAACAACCACCAAAAGCGGTTCCGTGTTTACTGCCACGGGCAAACCGAAGAGGCATTCCTCAACGACATGGACATTTGGAATGCAGACAGCATCCGCATGGGGCAGGCATTTATTGACAAATTAAAACAACCACAATTAGGAAATTAGATAGTAAACTTCAGTTCTGCGCTGAGACATGCGCGTATAAGGACTGAAATATGACCGAGAAATATAAATTCAAAGATAGGACGTGGGACGTTAAGCATAAAGACGGTCGCCACATAGATACTGTATCGGTATCAGCGGATGATGTCCGCCAGTTTCACAAAGACGACCCATCACTCAAGCCATCAACGCATGAAGCTGAGTTGTTGAACAATGCAGTAAGTAGGACACTGTTCAACCACAAACTAAAGCCACTAGATATTGAAGTCATCGAAAAAGAAGACAAACCTAAGCCTATTACTCATAAAGCTACTGGTGGTAAAGTATGTTGGTAGCTACTAACTTATCATCTAAAGTAGATAAACTTAGAGGAGTGCATCATGGCTGAAGGTAAGAAGACAGGCGGCAGGGTAGCAGGAACGCCCAACAAGAGCACAAACGCCGCACGACAGGCCATAGCCACCTTTGTTGATGGAAACGCTCACAGGCTCACTGAGTGGCTCGATCAAGTAGCACAAGGTGTGAAGGTGTACGACCCTGAGACGGAGTCGGACAAGTACATCGTGCCGCCGAACCCGGCAAAAGCATTCGACATGTTCCAAAGCGTGGTTGAGTACCATGTGCCCAAGCTGGCAAGAATGGAAGTGGCAGGTGATCCAGATGCACCAGTGAGGGTGGAAGGGGCCTTCGACATATTCGACGAAGTGCTCAAGCTGTACGCCAATCAGCGACAGGTCGAATGAGCAACATCATTGACATACTGTCCAGCAAGGAGATCCGAGAACGCTTCAAGAAGCTGGATCCCCGAGAACAACTGACATTTCAATGGCGTGCTGACTGGAACAAGAAGGCACACAAGTTCCAGTTGGAGCCACCGGGTGCTTGGACAATATGGCTGATGCTGGGTGGACGTGGATCAGGCAAGACACGCACCAGTGCTGAAACGCTGGGTTACTGGGCGGCAAGTGAGCCCAACACACGCTGGCTGGTATCAGCGCCCACCAGCATGGACTTACGCAATACCTGCTTTGAGGGCGAGTCAGGATTGCTGGCGGTGATCCCCAAGGAATTGATAGTTGACTACAACAAGAGCCTGCACCAGATCAAGCTGTGGAATGGCTCCATCATCACAGGCATACCAGCGTCAGAGCCTGAGCGCCACCGTGGTGGACAGTATCACGGCGCATGGCTGGATGAGTTGGCGGCGTGGGACTACATCCAAGACACATGGGACATGATCCAGTTCTGCGTGCGATTGATGGGCAAGCGCGGCACCAAGATCATTGCATCCACCACACCCAAGCCAAAGCCACTGATCATGAGCCTGCTGGATCGGGACGGTGACGACGTGGTGGTAACCAGAGCATCGACCTACGTCAACATTGCTAATCTAGCGCCAGCATTCCAAAAGCAGATCCTGCAATATGAGGGCACCAAGCTGGGTGATCAGGAGATCCACGCCCAGTTGATTGACCCTGAGTCGGGCGGCATTGTGAAGCGGGACTGGTTCCGCCTGTGGCCTGATGGCAAGCCTTACCCCAAGCTGGAGTACATCATCCAGTCCTATGACTGCGCGACCAGCGACAAGACCTACAACGATCCTACGGGCTCCATCACGCTGGGCGTGTTCAAGCCAATGGACGGCGGCATGAGCGTGTTGGTGCTGGACTGCTGGCAAGAGCACCTGCAATACCCCGACCTGCGCCCCAAGGTGATCGACGAGTACGAGACCGTCTACGGCGAGGGACGCGACCGCAAGCTGGTGGATCTGGTGCTGGTGGAAGACAAGAGCGCAGGCATATCCCTGATCCAAGACTTACAGCGCGGACACATACCAGTCCATGCTTACAACCCCGGCAAGGCTGACAAGATCCAGCGCCTATCCATCGTTGCCAACATCATCAAGGCTGGGCGCGTGTGGGTGCCTGAGAGCGGCAAGAACAAAGGCTTTGTGCGCGACTGGGCTGAAGGCATGGTCAGCCAGATCTGCTCATTCCCTGAGGGCACCGAGCACGACGAGTTCGTGGACTGCATCAGCCAAGGGCTGAGGTATTTGCGCGACGCTGGATGGATCAGCATCGACGCACCACCAAGAGATGAGATCCTGCCAGAAGACATCAGCGACGCAGAGATCTACAACATGAAGGGGCGACAGAACCCTTATGCGGCCTAGCAATACTAATCAGTTTAGTAATCACAAACACTTACAAAGGGGTTATCATGAGCGAAGGAGATTTCTTGTATGTCGATCAAACCGAGCAGTCTTACCAAAGGATTGTCAACATGGACGGAGTCCGCACCACGGTGTGTGAAAACCGATTTGAGATTGCCACTCTTACTACAGCCGAAGTCAACGAGCAAGTTGCAATCCACGCGCTCAAAGACTGGCTCAGGTGGCGCAAGCATCAAGCTGAGTTGCGAGAGCCTAGCGGTGTGTCAGAGTGATGGTCGTTGCGACGATTGTCCGCTGATAGGATAATGCCCGAATGAAAAAACCCATCGAACAGATCAAGCGTGAGTTGCGTGAGAGGCCTGCTATGGGCATCAACGTGAAGTCAGACACTAAAGCCGGGCGCAGATACGCGGATTTGATCGTTGATGGTCACAAGACATATGAGTCACGCAATGGCGACACATTGCGCCCCTATGTCGGCAAACGTGTGGCAATTGTCAGGACAGGTGAAGGCCCAGCCAAAGCAATTGGAGAAGTAACTATCGGGGAGCCCATGGTGGTGAACAAGAACAAGTTCCATAGTATGGAGTCGCATCACATGGTGCCGCAAGGCTCACAGTTTGATATCAGCACCAACACCAAGCATCTTTACCCCATGCACAACCCAACGCGATATGAGACCGAGCAAGATGTTGGGCACGGCATCATTGCACGCAAGGTGATACACAAAGCAGGCGGTGGCCCAGTGTTGCCAATAGGCCCACCTGCTGACATAGCCGCCAAGCTCGCGGCACTGAAAGAGCAGATGCGCCAGCAAGGCACCGACTTCAACCGCCGCATGCAAGGCGTGGTGAACGCCGAGAAGACGGCAGGCACAGGCGTGACACTGCCGACCGACAAAGCTAAGGGTGGCAAGATTGAAGTGCGCCCCACGGTGTTTGATGATGCGGCAAGCCGTCGCAACCCCAACATAGAGTCAGCCGCTCAAGCACTGGCTGAAGGCAAGATCACCAAGGCAACCTACGGCAAGATCGTGGCAAAAGAAAAGCCTGTCAAGCCGTATGACTTCATACCCAAGCCTGCCACTGAAGAAGATGCCTTGAGAGCTATTGGCGAAAAGAAAATGGACAAGTGGAAGGCGCACGAATCATGGCCTGCTGGTCGTCGCGTTGGTCTTCGGTTAGACATACCATCGTATGAACGTCACGGTGTATGGATGAACACAGTCCACGATGAAGAAGGCAGTGGCGAGCACAAACTTCCCACTTCGCATGGCCCAGTTTCCTCCGTGCGTAATGCGACATTTGAAGGCTCGCCAGACAAAGCAATCCGTGTTGCAACTGGCGAGATGAACAAGAACTCATTTGCCAAGATCAAGGGTGAGCTTGAGCACATTGATGAAGACCAAGCGGTCAAGCATTTCCAAAAGTACCTGAACCACCCCGACTATGTGCAAGTGGGTTACGACCCGCGCCGTCATGGTGACTTTTATGACCGCAAGACTATGAAGCCTGTGACGCACTCTGAGCACGTTGTTCAGATTGGCCCACTGGTGCTGGCAAAGAAACCTGTGTATGGCAAACGCTCGCTGTACTCACATGGTGGCGTGGCTCACCTTGCTATTGGCGGACAAGGCCCAAAGAACTGGATGAAGGGCGTGGAGGATGTGATCAATCCTTTGAAGCAAAAGCTCATATCTGGTACTGATCCTGCTGAAGCTCTCAAGCAAATGCAGGAGCAATACTCTTCTGAAAAGATGCAAAATCTTCCTGAAGATGTTCGCGGCAGTGTAAATAGATCGTTTGAATCTCTTCATCGCATGAATGCAATGAACCAGTGGGTAGAGCGTAACCTTAGCAACTACATTCGTAAGCAGATGGCAACGCCAGATGACCCCATCCGCAAGCTGGCAGAAGAAGGCATTGTCCATGTTCCATTTGAGCACATTGGCATGCGTTATGGGGCCGACAGACATCGTGCAACACATGGCGGCGAACAACTTGCACAGTCAAATGCCGCAAAGACATGGGAAGACGCATCTGATATGGCATTGGGCAAGACGACAGTCGGCGATGTACTTCGCTTGGGACAAAACGAAGGCATGAAGAAGCATGTCGAGCCATGGATGGAAAAGGCCGACCCTAAGACCGAACTCTTTCACCCCACCGACAGCATGCAAGCCCACTACTTAGGCTTTGACCATTTGGTGGACATCCTCAAGCAAGACTTGGCAGAGGGTCGTATCCGCCCTGATCAATTGCACAAAGTTAGCATTGAGCATGCAGTCCGCCGCGCCCACGAGTACGATCAAGAGCGCAAGAAGGCAATGGCTGAGACCGCACTCAAAGCCACTGAAGGCATGCCAGTCCATAAAGAGTATCCAGAAGGGTACAAGTGGATTGAGTTGGCAATGAACCCTGAGTTGCCTGAGGGGCACAGCATGACTCCTGCTGGCACCTATGTTGACCCGCAGGGCAACGAGTCCATCCATCATCCCAACTATGCCAAGTTGGACGACGCATTGAAGTACGAGGGTGACACCATGGGTCACTGCGTTGGTGGATACACACCCGATGTAGTGGCAGGCAAGTCCCGCATCTTCAGCTTGCGCGATGCTAAGAACGAGCCGCATGTGACGGTAGAAGTTGAGCCGTCTCATCCATTAGAAGGCTACAAAAATTTAAATGAAGAACAAAAAAAGGAATTGCATAAACAAGTTGTTGCAGAACATTTTGGAGGTCAAGAGCCAGATATAAAAAGCGCTTTTGGAAATTTGGCAAACTACGATAAGCATCCATACTTTAAAAGATTAGGCGAATCGTATGTAAATAAATATGGCATGCCTGCCCCTTCTATTGTCCAAATCAAAGGCAAAGGCAACGCCAAGCCCAAGAAAGACTACATCCCCTATGTGCAAGACTTTGTGAAGAGCGGCAACTGGTCACATGTTGATGACCTGCACAACACTGACTTGCTCGACGTAAAGCACATGACTAATCCGACTACGCATCAAAAATATGTGGAGCAGGGATTAAACGTGCCCAAGTATGCAACTGAAGACGAGTTGGATGCATTGCACAATGAATACCTCAAGACGGCAGAGCCGCACAATTACAAGCCCCCACAACCAGTGCGTAAAGCAGAAGGCGGAAGCATGAACACACCAGATTTAGCTCAGTCAAGATTAAGCATAAGCCAACGAGCAAACCCGGCATTGATGGACAACATCGGCATTAATGAGGCGCTGGATATGAGTCCCAAGACTTTCATCAACCCCGAGCCAAGCTCAGACGGTGCACTTCCTGTAGGCGGCGTGGACAAGATTGGTGGCTTGCCAATTGGCGGTGTGGATCAAAGCGCCGACCCCGGCATGCAGTTGATGCCACAACAACTTCAACAACCTGAGCAAGATCAGCAAGGTGGCCTACCGCAAGTTGGTGGACAACCACCATCGGCTGGTGCCAGTTCGCCTGCACAGCAACAGCCCAGCAACATCTTGAGCTTGACACCGCAAGGCCGCGCGTTTGGCGCAATGGCACCACAGGGTATGGCTAAGGGTGGAAGCGCCAAAGAAAAAGCACAAGCCAGATTTGACATGGAAAAGCGCATGGCGCACTTGGCTGATGGCGGACAGCCGCCTGAAGATGAGCCATATGAAAACACCAGCAAGCGCAAGCGCATTTTGTTCAGAGGCAGTGGTTACGGTGAAGTCAAGGGCATTATTGTTCCTCGTCACATGTGGCACGGCGGCAAAGAAAAAGACGGCAAACGAGTCTTGGGCATGAAAGACTTGAATGAAGCTCGCGCCCAAGTTTATGGCCCAGAAAACCGCGACCCTATGGCAATTTCATCAGTTGAAAAATTGCACAGAAATGTATTGCAAAGCCATTTTGCCAAGCCGATTGATGATCAGCTTGCGGCAGAAGAGGCGGCGCTAAACAAACTTCGTTTAGCCAAACATATTGGTCATGGCTCTAACACATTGGACAAGAGCGTTAAGCTCGACACCGTGAATCACGAGCACGACGAGCAGGGGCGTACATACAAAGGCTTTGCATCTAAGGGTGTGGCAGGCAGTTCCTTGTACACATCAGGCCACGGCGAAAACCGCAAGTTCCACATCATCAATACTTGTCCGGGCCAAACCTCAGACTGTGGCGGCGGATACGACAAAAACGGTATTGCCGACTCGCTTAATGGAAGTTGTTTTGCGCCCAAATCAGAAGCGCAATATGTTGCCGCCTCTGTACGCAGAGCGGCTCATGAGCAAGCCAAGCATGACCCAGCCATGACTTCTGATTGGATTCTTGCCCACACTGGCTCATTGCGTGATGCGGCAGATACAGCAGATAGGCAAAACAAACGCATATTGTTCCGACCAAATGTGGTGGATGAGACTGACAGATCGTCGCGCCTTGCTATTGGTCATTTAAACAGACAACGTGCGGCAAGTAAAAAACCACCTATTACTTCAAATCAATATGGAAAGACTACCGAGTTGCATGACCCGGCAAATGGAATTCATGTCACTCACTCAAACACTGGCCCCAAAGTAAAGGATGGAGCAACAGTTGAAGGCAATGTAGCAAGAGACAAAATGCGTATAAGAGAAACGCATTTGGCAAGCGATGCCAGCGGTCGTGATTACACAAACGAACAGGGCAAAAAAACCCCAACCAAGGGTTCTTATTTTGTAACTGGTGTTAAGCGTCATTCACCATTAAGCAAAGAGATGGAGAAGCACATCACTCATGCCAAGTATTGGACGACTGGCAGACACTTCCCGGAACTGACCAAAGAAGAGCGTCAAGAGCCAGAAGAAGCGCATTACGGCCCTAACGGCGATCCAACCACAGAAGACAAAGCTCACTACGGTCACACCACCTTAAATGACAAGCGGTATGACTACCAGAAGCAACACATCTTGCACCCACGCTTGGTAAATGTTCCAGAAAGAAAGAAAAACAAAATAACTGGCGAAATGGAAACAGTGGAGCACATGATTCCAACCGACTCGCGGTTTAAGGATGTAGATTATTTGCCGCCCACTCCATTTATGAGTAAAAACGGCAAAGTAGCTGGTCACATTTTGATGACCACGCCAACTGAATCAACAACCAATGAAGAGCATTTAAATGGCTTTATGCACCCTGTAGATTTTGCGGACATAGAACATGCCAAGCAAAACAACGGCGAGTACGTTGTTGATGCGCCAGAAAAGCAAGAAGCCGCAAGGGGTAAGATATTTGTTGCGCCAAAAGAAGTAAAGATTACAAAAATGAAAAAGCGCAAAAAATTTGCACTGGGTGGAATTGTCGATGGTGATGAAGAACAAGATCATGACCTCAACGACGATGATTTCTATGCATTCCCCGAAAGAAATTCAGCCGCA